GGAAGAGTTTATTTTTAATGCATCTATACAGTATAATTATAAGATACCAAATAAAATTTTAGTTGATTTAACTAAGAGATGGGCTTTCTTTGATAAGTCTTATAAGATACCGACAATAAAAAAAGATATTAAAAATAAAAAGTTTTTAGATTGGGTTACATCATTTGATAAAAATGACCATACAAAATGGGTAAAACAAAATATGAAACCATTTGAAGTATTATTCTTTGATGTCGGTGCTGAAATATTAAAAAACATTAGTGGTTACTTAGCCGCATCACCTGATAAGGCTGTACAGAAAATAAGAAAAGATGTAATTGCAGCAATCAAAAAAGTTAAAAGTGGTGGAGATATAAAAAAGATACAAACATTAAAGTTACAATTAGATAAATTAGAAAAGATTGGTGGATTATCATCCATAGTTCCATCAGAAGGAATTGTATTTAAATACAAAGGTAAAACATATAAGTTTACTGGTGCTTTTGCCCCAGTCAATCAAATTTTAGGGTTATTAAATTTTTAAAAGGAGTTATAATGGCAAGAAGTAGAGAAAGTGTAAGACAAAACAAAGCGATGAGGTCAATTTTACGAGGTGAAACACCAGAAAAAAGAATAATTGTCAGTAAAGTAGATAAAGAATTTCAAGAAAAAATGAAATTAGAAAGAGAAACTGAACAAAAAAGAATTGATGAGAAATTAGAAGCTACAAAAGGTGCTAGAATGCCTTGGTTTTGTGAAAAATGTACAAAAATTATGAAAAAACGTTTGGACGAAAAAATGTGGTATCTTTATCAACATTGTTTTGAATGTCAGGTAGAGGTAGAAAATAAATTAAGAGTAAGTGGTGAATATGATAACTGGTCTCAACAAAAAATAATTGCAAATAAACTATCTTGGATACAAGAACAAAAACAACAATTAAAAGAATTTAAAAATCAAAAAGAACCAGAAATATATAATCAAGTTCACCCAGATGGTCACACTCTTAATAAAGAAAAGTGGAATACTAATTTTAAAAAACTTAAAGAACAAACTGATGAAGCGTTAGAACACCTTCAAAAAATAGAAGATTCTTTATTATAACATATTTATATACAGGACAACAATAATTTTAGATTAAGGAGAAAATAGATGGCAACTTTAACAAGTGGCACAAATGGTAGAACAGACCAATCAGGTACTTCAGAACGTACTGTAGCTACAGTACAAGATTCGGCTAGATTCAGTAGAATTGTAACATTTACTGGCAATACCAATGGTTCTGTACCACAACTACATTTGACTGGTTCAAATGATAATTCAGCTGGTTTTATAATACAAACTGCTGGAAATACAGTCATTACACCAACTGAAGGTGATAGTATAGCCGCTAGTATTTTAAATACTAAAGAGTTATATGAAATAGGTGTAAGACGAATAAGTGGAAGTGGAACTATACACGTAATATATTAGTATGGAACGTAATTCACAAGGACAACTCAAAGACGTAATAAAACAAGAATATGTAAAATGTGCGGCAGACCCGGTTTATTTTTTGAAAAAGTATTGTTTAATACAACATCCAATAAAAGGTAAAATACCATTTCATTTGTATGATTTTCAAGAAAAAACTATAGAGGATTTTGTACAGAGTAGATTTAACATTATTCTAAAAGCTCGTCAGTTAGGTATTAGTACTTTAACTGCTGGGTATTCTTTGTGGATGATGACTTTTCATCAAGATAAAAATATTTTGGTAATTGCTACTAAACAAGAAGTAGCAAAAAACTTGGTAACAAAGGTTCGTGTAATGCACGCTAATCTACCAAGTTGGTTAAAACAAAAATGTGTTGAGGATAATAAATTAAGTTTAAGATACAAAAATGGTTCTCAAATAAAAGCTGTTGCTAGTGGAGAAGAAGCTGGTCGTTCAGAAGCTTTATCTTTACTGATACTTGATGAGGCAGCTTTCATTGATAGGATTGATGGTATATGGGCGGCAGCGTCACAGACACTATCAACTGGTGGACAATGTATTGCACTTTCCACACCAAATGGTGTTGGAAATTGGTTTCATAGAACTTGGATGGATGCAGAAGACCATTTGAATGATTTTAATTTTATTAAACTTCATTGGACTGTACATCCTGATAGGGAACAAGAGTGGAGAAATGACCAAGATGGGTTATTAGGGCCATCGTTAGCGGCTCAAGAGTGTGATTGTGACTTTATTACTTCTGGTCAATCGGTAGTTGATGGTGTAATTTTAGAAGAGTATAGAAATACACAAGTTAAAGAACCAATGGAAAAACGTGGTATTGATTCTAATATTTGGATATGGGAGCCACCAAATTATACAAAAGATTATATAGTGTGTGCTGACGTTAGTAGAGGAGATGCTACAGACTATTCTGCTTTTCACGTGTTAGATGTAGAAAGTTTAGAACAAGTAGCTGAATATAAAGGTAGGATGTCTACAAGAGATTACGGTAATCTTTTAGTTAATATATCTACTGAATATAATAATGCATTACTTGTTGTTGAGAATAACAACATTGGTTGGGCATCAATACAACAAATAATTGATAGAGACTATGATAACTTATTTTATATGAGTAAAGATTTACAAGTAGTAGATACACAAAAACATATTAATAATAAAATTAATAGAACTGAAAAACAACTCATACCCGGATTTACTATAACTTCTAAGACAAGACCTTTAATTGTGTCTAAATTAGAAGAATTTTTTAGAGAAAAAGCAGTAATAGTTCATTCACAAAGATTAATTGATGAGTTGTTTGTATTTATATATAATGGTAGTAGGGCAGAAGCGATGAGTGGATACAATGATGACTTAGTAATGTCTTACGCTATGGGATTATGGATACGAGAAACAGCTCTTAGATTGAGAGCTGAAGGAATATCATTACAGAAAAAAGCAATGAATAGTATAACATCAAATCAAGGTGTTTATACATCAAAAAATAACCAAAATGATTCTTGGACTATGGAAGTAAACAAAAAACAAGAAGATTTAACTTGGTTAATTAAGTGAGGTAAAAAATGGCTGATAAAAGTCTATTTGGTAGATTACAAAGATTATTTTCTACTAACGTAATAGTAAGAAATGTAGGTGGTAAACGATTAAAAGTTTCCGATACAAGTCGTACACAATCAATATCAAAAAATAATTTAGTTGATAGGTATCAAAAAATATTTACAGGTGCAGGATTGAGTGGGTACTCAGATTCACTATTAACAAAATCGTTAAGATTAAATCTTTTTAAAGATTATGAAGCAATGGATAGTGATGCTATACTTTCTTCAGCACTTGATATATATTCAGATGAGTCTACTATGAAATAGAATATGGTGAAGTATTAGAAATTAAATCTGATAACGAACAGATAAAACAAATACTACATAATTTATTTTATGATATATTAAATATTGAATTTAATTTATGGCCTTGGATTCGTAATATGTGTAAGTATGGTGACTTCTTTTTAAAATTAGAAATTAATGAAAAATATGGTGTTACTAATGTAGTACCAATGTCTGTTTATGACGTTTCAAGAGTAGAAGGATTAGACCCTGAAAACCCAGAGTATGTAAAATTTTTAATTGAATCAACTACATCTGAACATAGATATAAATCAGAACGTTCAGCAACAAGAGAAGAATTAGAAAACTATGAAGTAGCTCATTTCAGATTACTTTCTGATTCTAATTATCTTCCTTATGGTAAATCACAAATTGAAGGTGCTCGTAAGATTTATAAACAATTAACTCTTATGGAAGACGCTATGTTAATACATCGTATTATGAGAGCTCCTGAAAAAAGAGTATTTAAATTAGATATTGGTAATATTCCACCGAATGAAGTTGACAATTATATGCAACAAGTTATTAATAAAATGAAAAAAGCACCAGTTGTTGATGAGACTACAGGTGATTATAACTTAAAATATAATATGCAAAACATAACTGAAGATTTTTTCTTACCAGTTAGAGGTGGTGATAGTGGAACAAGTATTGAGTCAATGCCTGGTTTAACATATGAAGCTACAGAAGATATTGAATACTTAAAAAATAAATTATTATCTGCTTTAAGAATACCTAAAGCTTTCTTGGGATTTGAAGACCAAATTGGTTCAAAGGCAACATTAGCAGCAGAAGATGTGAGATTTGCAAGAACCATTGAAAGAATTCAACGAATCGTTGTTAGTGAATTAACAAAGATTGCAATAGTTCACCTATATTCACAAGGATATACAGACGCAGATTTAGTTGATTTTGAATTGGGTTTAACTAACCCATCTACAATCTATGAACAAGAAAAGATTGAGTTGTGGAATAATAAAACAAGTTTAGCTAAAGAAATGATATCAGACGGATTGGTTTCTTCAGAGTGGATTTATAAAAATATATTTAAATTTACAGAAGATGAGATTAAACACGAAGATGAACAAATTGTATTTGACTATAAAAACAAATTCAGACGTTCTCAGATAGAAAATGAAGGTACTGACCCAGCTAAAACTGGAGAAGCTCAAGGAACACCATCAGATATGGCCGCTGGTAGAACAGGTCACGAATTAGATGATAAAGGTGGAGCTCCAGAAGGTGGATTTGAAGGTGCAGGTCGTCCTAAAGAAGCAAATAAATATGGAAAAGATAGTGGTGTAAGAGGTA